TCATGTTGCACAATATATGTTGTAGCTCTTCGTCAAAGTCATCAAAGTCTGGGTACAATACTTTGCACTCGTCAATCGTTACAGCAATGTCTAAAGAAAATAAGTTTCTAACTCGTTCCTGCTCAACAACAGTGCCGACTGGTTTGCCATATTCTTCGTCATGCTCAGTGATCAAGTGACCCACACCACAGGTTGGCAGTGCTAAATGATCCAAATACACCTCGTATTTGCAGCCCTCATCCTCGGCTATTTCTTCGCGTAATCTATCTTTGTTCATCTTATGGGTTTCCTGTTCCTAACAGACCTGCCGTTGGGCCTCTGATGCCCAAGGCTTGAGCTACACCAGGGTTCGCTGCTGCCTGTTGTCGAATTGTACTGGTTCCTGCTGGAGCCGCTGGTTGTGTCACGTTCACTCCTCCAAGACTAGATGCTGCGTTTGGCTGGTTCATCTGGCTTTGGATTGCGGACAATTGTGCGGTTAATCCTGAATTGTCAGCCACAGCACGAATTTGTTTTTCTGCCTCACGAGCGCCTTCTTGCAGAGCTTGACCTGGAGCTTGTGTTAAAGCAGATCCTATTATCTTACCCAGTGCGGCTGATCTTTCTTTCGGAGGCAAACCGCTCTTTAGGGCTTTGTAATCTTTTAAGATGCGCTTGTAGATTGGGGCATGCGTTAAGAGATTGCCTGTTACTGACAGTCTGAGAATATCCATAATGTTTTCTAATGGATTGGCGGCAATATTAGCTGCAACCAGATCACCGCCAGCAACAGTTCTTGCGTTAAGCTCCAGTACACGACCGAATTGAGCTACGTCATCGCCCATTTCTTTACCAAATACAGCTTGAAGTTTTCCACCCTCTGACGCTCTGAGTAAAGAATTAGCGAACTTTTTTAACGCATCTCCTTTAATTAAAGCATCAGATCCAAAATCGTCTAAAAGGTTGGAGAGATAGAATTGTCTAACCTGCTGTTGTGCGGCAGGATCTAAATAATTCATTACTTTAACTATATCAGCCGTTTTTGCACCAGGAGCCGCAACATATTGTGCGGCTTCTTTCGCTGGCATAGCTTCATTGTTAGCAATAGATTTTAATAATCTGCTTTGATTAAATTCCAGCGTTTGTTTTTGAGCCGATGCTATACCTTCTAACGCCTCTACCAATGGAATAGGAGCGTTATTAGCTCCTAAAGTTGTGAGAGCAGAATCAACGTCAACTGTACTTGTTTTCCCCGGTATTGTTGTTAATCTGATTTCATCAGCAAGCTTTACAACATCATCATAGCTGTCACCAAATAAAACCTTACCAGTAGATCCCAAATCATCAATTGCCTGTGAGAAGGATGATCCTTTGAAAGCCAATGGATCAGTTCCTTTTGATGTGGTTTTAGCAACAGCGTCAGCAAGCCATTCTGAAGATAATTTTTTTCTGAACGCTTCAGATAAAGCCTTACCGTCTTGCCCTTTTAAAGTATTCATTTTTATAACTTTTAAAGTTCTTGTCAAAGCTTCTGGCTTGCCATTTACAACAATGTTTTTTAGGAAATCAGTTTTTGGTAAAATTGTACCAGTTTGAACAGCTTCAGAAAGTCCAGAAATACTGGCTGCTGCTTGCATGTTTTCTATTGCTGTCTTACCATCTCGGTAAAACCCTCTAGCAGCCGGAAGCTCATCAGCCGCTTTCATAAGAAGATTGTAACTTTGAGCGTCAATATCTAATCCTTTAATTCCTTGCTCAATAGTTTCTTTTGACATTACATTGTCTAAAAGGTTGACAGCTTCATCTAATTGAGCGCCGCCACCTCTACCTTTAAATGTAAAGCTTGCGTCAAAAAGCTCTCTACGCAAATTATACAATTGCGTAAATGAAGCTTTGTCTGGAAGCGCTTGAAAACCATCAATTATAGAAGAAGCGGCAACGGCTTCAGAAGCTGTTTTTTGAGACACCCCACCCGCTGCAATAGCGGCTTTATATCTGCTCTGTAATGTTTTTGCGTGTTCTTTTAATCCTTTCGGCCCCCCAATGGTCACAATTGGAGTATCGCCAACAGCATTTTTAATAACGGCATCAATTGATCCAAATTTAGTAGCATTTAAATCATCAAAGTTTTTTAAAGCGACTGTAAGATCTTTAAATATTGATTGATCTAAATTTTGATTTTTTACTGCCGCCGCACCTATCCCATCTGTCAAAGTTTTAAATTCTTGTATTACTGCTTTTTTTGCGGCTTCTTCAGCAAAACGTATTTTATCACTTTGACTCTTAACTGAGGAAATAATAGCCTCTCCTGCCTCTTCAGCAGACGATGCAGATATTGGCGCACTGGCATCAGCCCCCACTGCTTGCTTGTATCTTCCAATGGCAGTTTGCATACTGTTAAAATTTTCTCGCAATCTTTTTGTTGCTCCGCCAGCAACTTTTTCGCCCATTGCCTGCTGTCTAGCAAGAAGACTAGATCCACCAACATTACCTAAAGCGGGTTGTATTCCAAAACCACCTTCTTCAATAGGCGTTAGTGAAATGCCAGCAGTCTCAAGGTCTTGTCCTTCTAATTTTCTGCCTCTCATACCCCTGAAGAAAGGCGCAACAATTCTGATTGCGCCGCCAATGAACAATTCAGAGCCAGCACCAATAAGAAAATCGTTTTTAAGATCAGTAGCTATTTCGCCAGCGGTCTGCCTAGACACTCCAGCAAGAGCTTCAACGCCCTCTTCAACACCACCAGCGGCAGCGGTTCCAAAGCCAGCGCCAAGAACGCCACCAATGAACGTACCTATACCGGGAAGTAAAGCTGTGCCTAAAGCTGCACCGCCCAACGTGCCACCAACACCGCCAACAATGTCTGGCACTATACCAGCTAAATCAGCAAAGTCGTAGCGAGAAAACCCCTCTTCATCAACAAGAGTGTCTTTCTCAAGCTCCATGCCAAGCTTTGTGCCACCTTGTTTGGTTATGGCTAACCTACCGCGATTATCACGAGCATAGTCACCTTCGCCAAGCCCATAAAGCTTTTGAAGCTGTGCTTCTTCTTCTTCTGCTGTTTCAGCAGTAGATAACAAAGCTCTTAATTTAGCATCTTTAATACCAGATGATGTGTCGAACAATTGTTCTTGTTGAGCAGCAGCAGATTGCTCAGAGGAAGATCTTCTAGCTAATCTTCTTCTTTCAGCCACTAAATCATTTAACTTTAATTGTTCTTCAATGGTGGGCTTGTCACCTTTAATTTTTACTTTAAATGATTCATTGGGAAGATTTATAAGCATTTCACCCATTTTAAAGTCCTTTACTAAGACTGCGTTAAGTCAAAGGTGAGCATGCCGCTATCACTTTCAGTAACCTTTAAACCTAAATTAGCTGATTGATATGATGTTGCGTCCTGTAACTTAGCCAAAGCTCTCTTATGTTCGTTGTCATTTATATAATTATTTCGATCTGCAAGTTGAGACATAACACTCGCAACTTGTTTTTTTGGTGTTTTAAATATTTCTCTAAGCTCTTGCAAACGCATAGCTTTTTCTTTTGGAACAGTAAGAATACTAATTTCACCAAGAAGATCTTTAATTCTTTGCACATCACCTTCTGAAATTCCGTTTCCAGTTTCTTGAGTTAAAAATCTTTTGTATTGCGCTATCATCCTGTCTTGGATTGCTTTAGCCGTTGACTCTGCGGTAACTCCTTTTATTACTTCGCCGTCTACTTTAATGTCCTTTGACATTATATTATCGCCAAATCCAAGAGCGGAACCTAATTTACTAGCCCTACCAAACAATACATCTAGTGCTGGAGATCCAGTCTGTGTTCCTATCTGCATAACAATTTCTTCAAGATCGTCTATTGTTGATTCAGCTTGATTTACATTTCCATATGCAATTGCAACTGACTCAGCAGCGGCATCACCATCAACAAAAATATCTTTTCCTTGAGCTTGTGACCAAGCCTTTCTAATTACAATATTTTTTTCCATACCAGAAATAGGAGTTGTCTCCCAAGGTTTAGTGATCTCATTGGCTTTGCCGCCAGATTTGATATGCTCCATTATAACTTTTGTTCTATTGTCAGCATTTTTACCGAGCATGTCCATCTCGTGTTTTTCAAGAGCAAGTTGACGTTTTTGCTGAAAGTCTAAAATATTTTCATTTACTTTAGCTAAACCCTGTCTTTTTTCCTTTGCAAGAGCCGCCTCATTAGCAGAGTCAGTAGCGGTTTGTTGGAGAGCGTACTTTCCTCCAGCCAATTGTCCCGCACGAGCTTCGGCACGAGCCGCCGCTAATGCTGGCATAGCTTTTTCACCAGCCGCTCCAACTTCGCTTAGAATATTTCCAACATTAAATCCCTTGCCAGCTTTGTTTTGCATAAGAGCCAAGCCAAAAGCCATTAAAGCCTGTGATTTATCAACTTCACCACTAACGTCAATTCCAGTTGCTTTTGCAAAATCAGCTTTATAATCTTCAATGCTTTTTTTCTTTTTTGGTTCTCCAGAAAAAGACTCTTCAACTGATTGCATGGCATCTGCAAGAGCTTGCTCGTAAGGATTTGTAGTTTTTTTCTTTGGATCTCCAGCGCCTTGGGGTGTACCACTAAACACAAGACCTTGACCTGCATTAGCCTCACCAAGTCCACCAGCCTCTTCGCCGCTACCAGCGCCGCCAGTGGTTGCTGTGGACGGAGTAGATCCTTCAGTGCCAGCAGGAGGCTCTACGCCAAGACCAGCGGCTCCAATGTCAACATCTAGGTTCGGATCTCTTGATTCTGGTATTGTGCCACCAAAAGTTGCATCACCCGGCTGATCTCCTCTGCCAGTGAGAGGCATTCTTTCAGAGCCTATGCCTCCAGTAGATAAATCTGGATTAAATATATCAAGAGAACTTGCTTGATCCCCTCCAGCCACTTTAGGCTCAAGCGTATTTTGTATTGACTTTGCAATTGCATCAAAATCTCCAAGCGCACCCAAAGAACGATTTACAGACAAGCTATCTGGGCTATCAACAGCATTCAACAATCCAGAATCCATTGATCCAGATCCGCTTGTAAGATTTTTTATAGCCTCAAGAATCCCCGCTTGAGCAGACTTTCTTGCATTAATTGCTTCAGTCTGAGTAGGGTACATGCCCAATAATTCACCCAGTATACCACCGCTTGCCGCATCCTTACGAAATGCCGCTTCGTTTGCATCACCTTGCAGAGAAGGCGCTCTGATTGCCCCTAAACCAGAGCCTAAAGGTAGTGTTTGATTTTGAGCCATCTAAGCTCTCCTATGCGCTGCCAGTTGGCTTGATGCCCTGCAAGGCAGTATACGCGCCCACACCTGCTAAGAAAGGATTGGTTGCCGGGGTTGTGGCTGATTTAAACGTAGACGATAGACCAGCACTAGGCATGCCTTTTAACAAAGACTGCCCCATTTCAAGGCGTGTGAATGGCTCTTGCGCTGATGCCAACTGATTTTGTCTTTGAGCTTCAAGCTGTTGTGACTGAAGATTGCGACCAATATCGCCAATTTGTGTAAGCATACCAAGATCAGCCCTGCCAAGCTCTGACTGCACACGACCAATATCGGCTGTTGTACCAGCCAATTGCCCATATGCCTGTCCAATTCCACCCATAAGTTGAGCGGATTTTTGTGCAGTATTCATTGCATCTTGATAGCCCTTACGTTGCGCTTCTCCTACAGCGGCTAGTCTACGGCCTTCTGACTCAGCAGCCTGCACACCTTGACGAGAACCACCGAAAGCACCTGCGCCAACAGCCGATCCTGCTAGTTTGTTTTGTTCGATAGCCGCTTGACGATTTATTTCATTAATAACATTGCTCTGATATGGGTTCATGTATTG